TAGCACCTGTTGCAATATCCACGTTATTAACGGCAATAGTAGAAGCAAAGGTTACTCCCGTTGTTCCCGTAGGAATACGCATAGCAATGGCATCGGCATCGTTTTTGATGGTTACGTCATTAGTGCTGCCTTGGCCTGTCAGGATTAAACCTTCGGCACTGGTGAAGCCCATAGCGGCATTGTCACCCGCCGCTGTATCGCTGGTTGCCTCTACCGTGCCACCCGTAATGACGCCCGTGGTTGTCAGAGTTGACGCGCCATCGTTAATAAACAAGTCAGCGACAGTCGCTGTAACAAACACCTCCGCGTTGCCACTAAGCGTAATAGCGTTGTCAGAGTTGGAGCTTTCCGTAACAGACCGCGTAAGCGTAGTGCCGCTAGACGTATAAGTACCGCTGCCTATTTCAAAAGCAGTCCCGTCCTCTATCGCGTACCTTATCGTTTGACCGTTGGTAATCCCCGCACTTTCAAAGGATTGGTAGCCCGAAAGTGCGCTGCCCAAGCTAATCGTTCCAGTACCCGTGGTACTGGTGGACATTTTTGCACGATTACCTAACGATATTGCCATGTTATGCTATCCGTATAATCGCGTTGCTTGCGTCAGCGGTAGGAAAAACAATAGTAAAGTCCCCCGCGCTTGCGCCCTTATCCGCTCCAAAATCCAACACACATACTGATGGATCACTCGTTGCAGCCTCATTGTAAATTAACGCGCCTCTTACAGAAGAGATTGTCACGTTGGAAAACACCTCGTCAGCAAAGTCTGTAAGCGCCGTTGTACCGCTAGTGGTCGGCGTTACGCTTGTTAAGAAGTTGCCTTTCGCAGTGTAGTTCGTGCCAGTAATCTCATTGCTACTGCTATAGGCCGTAGTCGCAGCATTAAAAGTCGCGCTGTTAGTATAAAGCGCCAGTTTAAAAACATTGCTTGCCACAGTAAAGTTATGTGTAGCCGTCATCAATTCTTTTTTGAACGAAGTACACAGGAAATTTCCGTTAAACGCCATTACATTTTCCTTATATATTCAGCCAACGTTGGATGACCCGCTTCTTTAATCGCATTATATACCGTAGTACGGTCACTTTGGATAGCCTGTTTCATATAGATAACCAGTAGCTTCTCTATGCTGTCACGATAGGCAATAGCCTGATCTCGCAACGTAGGGTGAGCGTCTTCGGAAAAGGCAACGATCTTACCTACGCATCGGTGCGCCACCTCTTCGGGAGTAAAACCACGATTATTGGTGGTTTGAACCTCAACCTTAAATTCTCCAAAGGACATGTTGTTCATTGTTTAGGCCTTATAATCCGACCAACACGATAGTCCTGCGTAGTTTCTTTAGCCTCTCCCAAAAGTTTCAGACCAACCAAAGATTCTTGATAACGCTTATCATAGATTGCCATAACGTCCGGCTCACCCTTCATGAAAATATACGCCTCTATCAACGATCCATACAGTAAGCTTAACTCTGCATTTTCACTCAACCATGTTGTGCCGCTTTCCGCTCCTGCGGTCAGACTTACAGGCCGATACAAGTAATGAAGTTCCGCAGCAAGAGAAGCATTCGGCGTAGGAGCCAAGATAAAATTGCTGACATCAAACGAAGCATAATACTTCGGCAACCCTGTAACAGTAGGGTCTGGGTTGTATGTTTGAATAAAACTAACGTCCTTGAACTCTAAAAACACTTGCTCAGAACCACTGGTATAGCTCAAAGAATAAGGAGCAAGAAAGTCAGACGGGGCCGCAAGGAATTTATTGCCGACTGACATGTTGCCCGAAACGTTTCTTCGAAACAAGTTTAACTGAACCGACTTTAGAATACGTTCTTCCGCAACTCGTATAAACAAAGGAAGATTAGCTACAAAAGAAGTCTCTGTGTTCTCAGTATAATCCTGCAACGCTGTTTTTAACTGCGCAAATGTAAAGCTCATGACGTGACCACCGTAACCTCTCCGACCTCCCCTGTAGATTTCAATCTGTTAGGAGTCAACGCCTCGTCCCCGTGAAAGCCAACAGGTCTAAAGCCGTACTGAATGTTTCTTTGAGCCTCTAAACCGCCCTCGGGTCGGGGGTTTCTCAAAGCTTGGGGATCAGACCCTACCTTGGGAGGAAACAACTGAGGGTGCTTTGGATCAAACTCGTCATTGCCAACAAGCGCCCCTGTCCACTCTTTTCGCATATCTCTTAGTCTATAGCGAAAGCCAGAGCGGTCTGAAATCCCATACGCATTCTTGTCTGAGGCATAGGCCATGTCACACCCTTAAATACTGAATGCTTGGTTGAAGTTTAAGAGGAACACGATCCTCGTCCTCGTCAGAGGCCCGTTGAAACTCTTCTTCATACACACTCTTCAAAAGTTGTATCCGTTCCGGCGCTTTTTTCATAGCGATATAATACGCTAGTCCTGCTACCATACATGGGTAGAAACGAAACGGCATATCTGTTGTGTTCACCAACGTATCGGCGTCCTCAATCCTCTGCACATAGTAATAGATCAACTGATCTGTAGAGTTTTCGGGAACAGCCCACAGGTTTATAACAGGATCAATCTGTCTGTTAAACCAAAACTGGCTTGGCCTACCCTGCGTGGTTTTGTTGGGAAGAGTAGCGTACTCCCCCCGACTAATTCGTTCTATCTCAAAGTCTGTATTACTGCGCCTAAGAACAACCTCTAGTACATCAACAACATCAGCCGTTAACGTCTGAGTAGCCAACCCTTTAGTCAGAGTTATAGTGCCTTGCGCCACGGTCCACATGTTAATGCCACGGTTTGCCCAATCAGCAAACATCAGGTTCAAAGACCTACGCGCCGTTCGAGCATCGTAACCAGTGCGGACCTCTAGTCCACACCGCTCATACGCTTCCTCAATAATTTCACCAACATCAATGTTGAAATCTCTGGACCCAGAAGTAGCCATGATTAAACCAACTTAGGTTTTTGATTTGTTTTAGTCATGACACAGCCGCCGTTTTTAAAGCTTGCAACTTTGCCGCCGTTTTTCATGTACCCCATTTTATTACGAACTGGCTCAGGTAACTTTTTAAGACCAGTCTGGTCTTCTGTTGGTTGTTTCATAGCCATTAGCCTTCTCCTTTAAAACTGACGAACAGCGCCCTTGGTGCTCTTGCGCCTAGATTCCATTACTTGTCCGCAGCCTTTCGCGACCGCTTCGCCTTCTTTGCCTTCGCCTTGGTAGGGCCTTTTGACTTGTCCCCCAAGGGTATAGCCTCTGACCTTGGCTTTTTTAGTGTTACTGACAACGGTTCTACCTTTTTTGCCAGCCGCCTTTTTTTTCTTCGCAGTCGAAGCTCTATCTGCTTTAGAAAGAGAACGTGCTTTAGCCAACGGAAGGCATCGGTCAGGGTTCTTCTTGTCCTTTGAAGTACCGCATGGACCTTTGATTTTACCATCAGTTCCTATCCTCACCCACTTCTGGTCGCGCCATTTTTTTAACTCGCCCATTACGACTTCTTCTTCTTCTTGCCTTTTGCGCCCTTGGCGTAGTTAGGGTCTTTGCAATACTTTGAAGCCGCCATGTTTGCATACGCCGAAGGATACGTGTCAAAAGTTCTTTTCGCCCAAGCCTTACCCGCAGGACAAATCTTGCTGCCCTTGGATTTAGGAGAAGCCTTACCACCTCTTTTATAGTAGGTGAGACCCTTGAGAGTCTTAGCGGGTGGCTTGGAAACTTGCTGTTCCATCTGACCTCTGGATATAGCCATAATCACGCTCCATGTACGATTTAATGTACGATATTTCTGACGCTATCACCTCTGTTTTTTTATCTACAGAGATTAAAGTTTGAGTTGTCCAAGTGGCCCAGCTATAACTGACCGCGCCAATGCCGCCAATAACCGCCGTAAGAAGAATAACTACCACTTGTTTCATCAACACTTCCAACGTTTTCTAGCCTGTCTTAAACGGCTATTCGGGTCCTTAGCCGCCTTTGGAAACTTCTTCATCTGTCCTGCCGAACGAGCGCAATAAGACTTTCTGCGCTTGGCGTCCTTGCTGCCCTTCTTCACTTTTCCCGTGACCGCTGTTTTAAGCTTTGACCCCGGGTTTGCAGCGCGATGGGCTTTCACACCCTTTTCCGTCATTCCCGCCCCAGACTTAGTGGGGCGGTAATTTTTCTTGTTACGCTTTATCGGCTTATCCGAACGACTAGCCATACTCTTTTCTCATATCCAATATGATAGTGTATGTGTCTGCACTTGTATGACCGACTGTTGTGAACATAACATCTCCGGTCTTTCCGCCACCGGAGTTGTTAGTCAAACCGCCGAACACACTGTACTCGTGGTTGCCGCTTTGGTTCTCACCTAGTTCAATACAGAGAACATCGGTTGATGCGTCCCAAAGAATTTGAACCTTCATGCCAATACACTGCCACCAGATTCGTTCTATCACAACGCCAGTACAAGCAACGCCATCCAAACCCGTAGTCAGTGCAGAAACATCAACCTTCTTAACTGCCGATTCTCCGGAGCCATCTGAGATGTTCGTAAACTTTTGAACAACCCTTTTGGCCCCATCGAAAAGCGTCTGTGTAGCTACAGCATCTGCCATATCACCGCCCCTTAACCGTTATTGAAGTCTACGTTCATTCCGGTAATTCTAATCCAAATTTTACCAGCACTGTACGCTGCGTTTGTGGCAGAGCCTTGAACTAGATAGATGAACTTTTTAGACAAAGCCGCCATAGTAGCAGCCGAGTCAACGGAGTTGTAGTAACCTAAAGTAAGGTCGCCGTTGTTCATCATCTGAGTTCCGCTGGCTACAGCCGCGCCTGACGCGGTTGTTCCCGTGGCCGAAATGTCTACGTTAATATCTGGATCACCGCCTGTAGGAACCTCTACGCAACCAAATTCTAACAGGATTGGAATACCGTTAACTTCTTTTGTAAGTACCGCAATGTGCGCATTAGCAGAAGTTCCGACACCAATAATACGATCTCCTGTAGATGATCCAACAAAGCCGCCTTGAAGGTCAATAAGAATAGACGTTACAATAGTGCCGCCAATCTTGTTAACAAAAGTGTTAATAGAAGCATCAGCAATACCAGAGCCGTGCGCGTTTGGCGTAATGCCAAAGATAGTTGCACCCGTATCTAAGCTGGCGTTGTTTGCTCCTGCGGCAGTAACCGTTCCAGAGAAACCGTTTGTATCAACAACATTGTTAATACCAGAGGTTGGAACCGTTTGAATTTCAAACTGCTTTTGAGATATTGTGCCAGTAGTTCCGTTTTTGGTAACTTGCTGAAAGCCGTTTTCAGACCGTACTGGACCCGAAAAAGTTGTATTAGCCATGTTATACTCCTGTCGTGGCTAGTGTCAGACGCATTATGCGCCTGTCAGGGATGACAGAATGATACACAACCTTTTGACAAAAAGAAAGAGGCGATCCGAAGACCGCCTCAGTTGAGCAGGGAGGGGAAATCCTTGCGGTTAGTGTAACACAGGTTACGCTCCGGGGGAACCGAAGATACAACGTGGGTCTGAGAACCCAAAGCTGTAACGCTCACGCGCCTTAAAGCGCATGTTACCTGTGTCGAAGTCTGCTTCCATGTTAGTGGAAAGAGCGGTGCGCTCAAAGTGGATCATTCCACGAGGAGCATCAGTCATGATGAAGAACGCATCTGGGTCCGTTAGGAAGTCGTTAACGGCAAAGCCATCAGGCAACATACCCATCGAACGGATTGCGTTCGTATCGTTATCCGCCGTACCAACGCGAAGGTTGGACACCATCAGGCGCTCTGCAACGAACTGCAGTTGGCGTGGGATAAGAAGCTTCAAGCCCCGAAGAGCAACCTTCAATCCACGCTCATCAACAAAACCAGCAATGTTGATTAAGGCATCTTCAAGAGATGTCTCATTCAAATCAGCGGCTGTCGAAGGTTCGTTAGCAAATGTGCCACCATTCGTCAGAGGGTGAGACGCATCGCACAAAGCAACCCCATCACCACCAGCAGTAGCGCCAGCAGTAAATGCATTGTTAAGAACCGCAGCGGCCTTAACTTGCTTGGTGTGTGCCATTGAACGAGCCAACGCACGAGTATACCGCGAACCAAGACGATCATAGAGATTGTCTTCGATTGCTTCCTCTGTTATAGAGAACGCAAGTGCAATAGTTTCGTGGTTGTAACGAGCAGTGTATGATTCGTTAGCATCGTCAAACGATACGTTGGAACCCTCCGCCTTAGTAGGCGCAGCGCCGAATCCACTCAACATAACTTCCTCCTCGAACGCTCTGTCCGATGATTCCGTTGTGTAAATTTCCGAGTGTTGGTTTTCGTAGCGGTCGTACTCCATTCCAAACAAAGCGTTTAGTCCGGGTTCTAGCTCTTTCGCTAGTTGTGCGCGAGAAATAGCCATGTTCTAAACTCCTTATACGCCTGTCGTGGCAACAGTACCCGCAGTAATCGAACCCGTAGGCGCGTTAAAGTGGTTGTTGATACGAACAATTAACGGAATACCAGCCGCAGTAAAGTCGCTGTTATCAGGATCGTCCATGACGCCCATAATACGCAACGCCAATGTGTTGGTGGTGGCGATAGTATTCAAATCAGCGGTTGCTGAAGAAATACCTGTACTTGTTGTTCCGCTGTTGCCTGTAGCAAACGCAATGTTTGCAAAGACCGCTGCACGAATTTCAGCCTCAGTGTTCGCCCCAGCAACAACGTTAGACGTTGCAACAGTGAACAACTGTGCAGGGTTGTCGTACAAGAACGCCTTTACAGGGAAGTTAGAATCTGCTCCTGATCCGGGCCAAGAGTTTGAAAAAACCTTTGAACCATCCACGGAAGAAACATACTCACATCCATTAAAGACGCCAGCGATTGCGACATTACCGCCAGCCGCAGCTTGCAGATCGTCAATGACCCCCGCAGCAAGCGGAATAACCGCCATGCCTTGAAAGATCGGGTTACTATTGTCCGAAGCTATCCGATACTCGGTTGTACCAGTGGTATTAGCAGCGGACCCTAGAATGCCATACGGACGTAGCCCGAATGCTCCATTTGAATTTGCCATAATAGCAATATCCCTCTAAGTTAGTCGGAGTCTCGGCGTGAGCCTCCGAACGATACACGACTTTGCCGACTATTAGATATCGGCATTGAAGGGTGTTGGTCCTTCATTAAATCCTGATCGACAGCTACCATCTGTTCGCGGGTCCGGGTCCCGTAATACGCGGATCGTTCGTCGATAGTCTCGGCAGGCATGCGACAAAGCATTAGTCCGCCTTGCCCTATTACTCCTTGATACCTTCCGTCATCAATGACAGGGGCCTCATAGTCTGGATACTCATCAGAACGGACAGGTTCCCATCCTTCGCGCAACTTGGCATGGACATTCATCTTGTCCTCTTCGCCTCGCATTGCGACTCGTATCCAACGGTGCACATACCCCGGAGGGGCTTCTGGTGCTTCTAAGTGACTGGGCGGTGCCCAAGGTTTTCTGCGTGAACTTGTTTCACGGGTCTCGCTTTCACGAGGTTTGCGATCAGCCATAGTTTTAATCCTTCACATACTTAGCGTATTCTTCAAGCGGCACGTTCAAACGTTTCGCCATCGCTATTTGTGACGGTGAGAGCTTAACCGACTTGCGCCCCTGTTTTGTAGTGCTGCGGGATGCGGATGCGCCAGCGGATGCGACCTGTGCTCCTCCCGTTTTGTTCGCCTTTTGAAACTTGTGTGGAAACTCCACACGTATACGGCGATCAACCTCACTATAGTAGTCATCGCTCGTCGGGTCAAACCCTTCTTGCTCTACCATCTTTTGGTGTATCCCAAAAGCTGCGTATGTCATAACCTCATCCGCGCCAAACCATGTATTGCCCTCGGCCCAAGACTGCGCTTTGAGGTCGGGCTTTGCCAAAGGTTTCTCGGGGGGAGGCGTGGCGGCTGGAGTAAACGTCTCCTCCTTCGCAACTTCTGCTTTGTCAGAACGGTCTTTAGCTATGCGAAGACGTTCTTGCTCAATAGCGATCTTTGACATCGCCTCCTGAGCCTGAACCATCTTATCCGCATCGCCCGTCTCGTGGGCTTCCTTGAACGTTCTCTTAGCCGCGTCCATCTGAGCTTCAACTCTGCCACCGTACTCAGACAAGTATCCTTTGTCCAAGTTCTGCATGCGGTCTTTAAG